ATAATCATTGCTTTGTAAAACAATCAAACTATTATTATGTAAGCAAGTTAACCATTCTTCATATTCATCCTGCGTGATATGTTCACAACTTGTGTTTATTGCAATGTCACTGTCACTTCTTAAATTACACATATTTGCTGTAATTGCTCTAAACCTACCACTTTCAAATTCTATACGATTCATTGTATTGGCAGTCTGTTCACAACTAGGGTCAATGTCAATGCTTCGTATTGATTTAATTGGATATGGTGCCTGAAACAACAAACTTGCAAGTGTACCATTCCATCCACCAAAAATATCAATGGTTGCAGGATCACCTACATATCTACCTAATTCTTTTACTAACCATAGCTTACTATGTATTTGCCCTCGCCAAAAACCTTCAAGAGTGCGATTAGGATTCGGACTATTTCTAATAGCATCCATCCAAAACAATATATGTTCAATATCTATTCGCAAAACTGTTCCTTTAATTTATCTATTTTACCACATTGTTTTGTGCATTCTTTTAATGGGTTTGTATCCCATGTCTGTTCAATTTTATCAAAATAATCAGACATAAAAATTTCACTCAATGAGTTTTGATTTAAATTTGGGAAATATCCTATTTTATCCATGTAATCAATTCTATTATCGTGCCTATGCTGTATATAGTTTAAATCTAGCCAACAACATGGAGTAACACTTCCGTCAGCCCCTATATATATTTGTTTATATTTTTGTGCTTTGCAAGTAATTTCTGAATGTGTTTCTATTTGTGTAACTTTTAATTTATTTGAAATTTCTTTACTTTTACTTGTAGGATAAAGAATATCTATTGTTTTGCCAGCATCATCTAAAACATTAAATTTGTTATCTATGAATCTACTTGTGTGTTTTATTAAAAATTTATCGAAACCTAAATCTTTGCTTAGTTGTCTGCAACTTTCAATTTGATGTTCATTATGTTTAAACACCAACATATGCCATTCTGCTATACCGCCTGCATTAATAAATGCACTAGCATTCTCTATTATTTTGTCAAAATTAGTATTAATTCTGTATAGTGAATGAGTATCTTGTAATCCATCTATACCAAACACTACACGGTCTACTGTTTTGCCTAACTTCATCCACCAATCTATGTCTCTAGCAGACCCGTTGGTATGCATAGACAAATGTATATTAGGATTAGTTTCTGACAAATATTCAAAAACTTCTAAACAGTCTTTAGCAATAATAGGATCTCCATAATTGCCACACATGAATAAACTGTCTAACTGTTTAATAAACCCTACAGGAAACCATAACTTAAATGTATCTAGGTCAATTTCATTTAATTCTAAAAAAGGATTCAACATGCCACCATTGATCCGTCTCGGGCACATTGGGCATTTAGCTTGACATTTGCTAGTAATTTCTAAGTGTATATCTCTTATTTCTTCAAACTTATACATTTTGGTATTTTACTATCTGCACTGCTTACACAACTATTTGTCATACATTTATTTGGACTTTTGTGAAGTTGAAATCCATCTTGAATTGTTCCTAAAATTTCATCATGACAACTGTAACCTCGTTTTACATCAGAACCACGTATGATAATACTTTGATATCCAGAATTACAATTCCAACCTTTAAATTTGTTAAACCCAAATGCATTAAATCTTTCTGCTTGGTCAATATAATGTGTTCTATTATCTACATCAATTAATCTTATTTGATATAGTTCTTCGTTGTTTACTTTTTGTGGGAACCCAGTACGCATTAAGTTAATCATTTCTTCGGTGTACCCATTAACTATTTCAGTAGCAGTTTCATTGCTCTGCGGCTTTAATGTAACATTGATTCCTCTATTTGAAAATCTACTACATCTTTCGTACAATTCAAAAAATAGTTCTGGAACCATCACTTGATTTATAGTGACAAAAACATTTTCTCCCATAAGGAACAAACATTTTTCTGCAAATTCATCTTCATTAGCAAACTCACTATGATAACTCGCAGTAATGCTTTTTCGCTGCAACAACTCTGTACTCATTGACCAACGTTGCCACCAATTCTTACTTGGACTGAGATTGGTAGTCATATGTATGCTTTGGTAAGGAGTTATGCCATCCTCTAAGAATCTAAGTAATTCTAAAATATTTTTGTATGCAGTAGGTTCACCACCACTAAACGACCAATGAAATTTATTAAAACCATTCTGTCTTGCTTGTTCTTTGATACTAGTTATAGTCTTTTGATATCTATCTAATGGTTGGTGGTCTAACTTATCGCTGCGAGCATAGGGCCAACAATAACTGCATTTGTAATTGCAAAATCTACCCAATATCCAGCTAACTGAAAAAAGAGAATTGTCAAGCATAGTTTGTTGTCCAAACTTAACAATTCTCTCAAATGGTATTTCTGTCATTCTTTGTGTGTATAATTACTTAGGCCTACGACTGATTCATAATGATCTGTAATACTTGTTCTTATGTCAAATGGTTTTGAATTTGCATGTAGTGTTAAGAATCTAGGCATTAATTTAATACCTTCGTGCTCAAATACTTTATTCGCTGCTATATTTTTACTATGCCAAGCTCGTATTTTAGCCTGCTCATAAAATGGCACATTAAACTCTAAATTAAACTCATCTAGTAGTATCGCATCAGATGGTACAGCCCAAAAATAATCAGTAGAACACAATTTGGCAGCTTCAACATAAGAATTATATCCAATGTTTTCTACTTGTAGTAATTTTGCTTTTGGATATCGGTTAATTAGAATATTATAATTTTTCTGTGCAATATCTGAATTGTCGCTTAAAAACACAATATCAAAATCGCCGGGATATTTATATCTTATAAAACGCTCTTGACTTCTTTTGCTTACTTTAACATTGTCTAAATAATTGGCACTTTCGTATGCGTTATAAACGTCTACAATGCTATGGTCGGCTGTTTGGTTTTTTATAGCATTTCCTAAACGATTGCATTCTGCTAAAAGGGCTTTTTCATTGTCATTGAACACTTCATATAACCCTTCAAATAAATTATTTAAATGTTCAAAATCTCTTAAGTTAGCCAAATGAAATTCTTGTTTTGTAAGTGCAATATAAGCTGCTTGTCTAGCACCATATATAGCCCAAATCCCATTCTCAACATTTGCACCTAAATGCATCCATCTCCATAGTCTTTCATAGTTGCGCCAATTTATGTCTTTAACTGACTGTACGATTTTTCCTTTGTCTAAGCAAAGTTTCATACCTTCACGAAACCCGCTTCTCCACGCTTGTCTAGGGCTACTATTAATATATACTTTTGAAATGTATCTATTAAGTTCCAAATAAGCAGGTAAGTCAAAATCTACACTATCTTGGTTTAAACTATTTTCGTGGGTCTGCATATTACGTAATAGTTCGATAGGCCAAACTTTAACTCCACCGTTCCCGTACATGTTTCCATTAACTACATTGTAGCCTGAAAAACTTATGACAACTTGGAAAAAATCAACGTTGTCAATAAAATCTATTGTTTGACTTAAAAAATCATCTGTGATATAGTTATCTCCGTCAACTACGATAACATGTGTTTCGTCAGTGAACAATTTGGCTATTTCTTTGTGGGCAGTATCAGATCCAGTTACACCATCTACTCTAAGAGCATTTGGGACTATTTGTAATAATCTTTCGTAATTGTGTTCTGCATTTTCCTCGTGGTAGCTTAAAAATACAACAGGGTAGTTTTTAGTAGTAAATATCATATAGATATTTATAAACTAGTTATTAGTCTGACAATAAAATATTTGGGTAAATTTGTTATTGACTAAATAAACTAGGTGATGTATTATTATATACATTGAAAAAACGCAAAAAAGTACGCTTATTTGCGATATATTTTAAACAGGGATAAATAACTTTACTATGATGAACTTTACTTGTAATACGCTCAAACATTTGGGACTATGGTCTGTATTAGCCATAGAGTCATTTGCGCCAGCATATCCTACAAGTATCCGTGGCACAAGCAATGATCAAAGAGAGAGCCCGGGGTCACTATAGACAGTCATCATAATAAGTTTATACGAACCCTGGGCAAAGTAAAATTCCCAGGGTTTTTTGTTTGTAACGAAAAAACAACATATGATTGACAAAAATTTAGATAAGGATATAGAATTTGATTCTAATGATAAAACAGAATGGTATAAACAACATGTTTTATCAAATGAACAACTTGCAAAGTTATTAGAAAAGAAATATAACCGAGCAATGAGTTATCGAACTGACAATAATTTGTTAGGACAATAACAAAGTGTATTGAGAAACGAGGTCTCTGTAAACACTATAAAAATTACTAAACGGGCGGACAGTATACATGAAAGCGATGGCGGTAACATAGCAAGTAAGACTACTGGTCAGGACGACGATCCTGACATAATGCGAGGTAACTCGCATTATTCTAAAGCATACTGTGTGATATAGGGTACAGTCGGGGTGCCAAATGGGATCCTTTTAGACGGACGGTTCAACTCCGTAAATAGTGTGCTTTAGAATAATTAGTGTGTGACAAACAGAAACACACCCTCTGACGGTAGTTACCACACACTTGTTATTGAACAAAATAATGATTTTCATTAGACAGTGTTGCGTATGTTCTGTATTTATATGACCATTTTCCTGTGTTAAACTAAGTTAAATACATGTGCATTACATGTATAATTTTGTGAAGGAGAATAACATGTGGACAACACCAAGTGCAACTGACATGCGTTTCGGTTTTGAAATCACCATGTACATTGCAAATCGCTAATTTGTGATTTCAATTTATGTGTTTTTTGAAGGGGTAGCAACGCTACCTTTTCTTACCTAACAATTGGGGATTCGTCAAGTGGTAAGACACTGGATTTTGATTCCAGCATTCGGGGGTTCGAATCCCTCATCCCCTACCATTAATGCCGCCTTAGCTCAGTTGGACTAGAGTACAACGCTACGAACGTTGGGGTCGGGAGTTCGAATCTCTCAGGCGGTACCATTAATTATACTATGATGAATATTTCTGATACATATTTTTATGAATATTCATTATGCCCTACAAACTTGTGATAACATGGTTAGAGATTCTTCACTTACTAGATATTGTGAGTGCAGTAAAGCAGAGATAACCAAAAAGTGTGTCACTAGTTTTTTAAATTCTGCAAAAGTATTATCCGAAAACGTTCCTAACATTTATCAGACCATAGCTATTTTTGATGATAATAGTAGTGATGAAACTGTAAATTACTTAAAGGAATGTATAAGTTATTACAGTTCAGATAAAATTAAAATAGAATTTTATAGGTTGAACGGTGTTGGATTATTCGGTTCCGTTCGTGCTTGTTATAATTGGTTAGAAACTAATGGTAAAGATTTAGTTTATCAAGTGCAAGACGATTACTTGTTTGAACCCTATGCATTATATGAAATGTCGCATATTGTTTCACAAATTAAAAATGAAACAGATCAAGCAGTTTTAGCTTTTCCCTTTGTGCATCCGTTGTACTATTTTGATATTTACAAATATCAAAGTTTAGAAAGAGTAATAGTACCGGGTATAAAACAATACTGGATACAGCATTTTGAGATTGGTTGTACATTTATGACGACCAAAGAAGAATTTAGTAAACATTGGGACATATATGAAGATTTTTTTAATGGTGATCTTCAGGATGATCAATTAGAAATTAAATCATTTAATAGAATATTTAAAGAACGAAAAACTCCATTCATGCAACCATTCACTAGTGTTGCATTACATATGCAATCGCCAGCAGATAAAGACCCATATATTGATTGGCAAGCAAGATGGAATAATGTACCGGTTTTAGGATCCATGCAGCAAAGTTAAAAAATCAATCTTGTAAATTGAAAAAAGCGGATCCTGTTTTATTTGCTCCTATAGTATAAAGGCATTACACTACATTGGTAATGTAGAAAAACTGGATCGTTACCAGTTGGGAGCACCAAATATATTGCCTTCGTAGCTCAGTGGTAGAGCATCGTCTTGATAAGGCGAGGGTCGTTGGATCGTTCCCAACCGAAGGTACCATGGTAGAGTAGCATAGTGGCTAATGCACCACCTTCATACGGTGTTTATCGTCAGTTCGAGTCTGACCTCTACTACCAGTTTTAGGATGCTTACAGCAAATTACTACACTTTCGTCATGTGAAAAGAATGCATCCTGTTTAATTATACCGGATCTGTGATTACTAATGTGTTACCTCGACGCATAAAGTTGTCGTCATGCAGATCAAGGTCGCCTCTGTGAGTAGGCAGATTGTTAAGAAAGTCAACGACTTGGAATAGTTGCGGATACTTTTGTTGTAAGAATGCTTCATTTTTATGCCAAAACACATCGTTCCAATTTACATTATTATTTCTTTTGGACTGTTGTATTTCTGGGGCAACGTATTGATTGTAAAAACTCCAATCTTTAATTGGTTCTAAAAGTTCCATTCTTACAGCATAGGCACTGGGACTAATTCTTCTAATTTTGCCCATAAACTTTGGAACAAATGGATTATCTTGATGCCGCATTGCATAGTTAGCAAAATTAATCCAATCCTTATTACTGCTTTCAAATACTTTAAGAACGTAGTTGAATTTAGGATTCTTAAAAACTAACGAAGAATACCCATAGCCTGCTAATGTCCAACCATAGGATTTTAGTTGATTAGTTAAGTTATCTGCTTGAGCAGCAGTATACCCGGTTTCGTCAGGGTCTAATTTTGCGGTACCAAATTCTTGGGCTGCTTGATATGCAGGATGTTTTTTGATACCTACTAATTCGTTAATCTTCATATTAGTATTTATCGCTGATATCCGGCATGGCGGTACGATTGTGGTTGAGTGTAGAGATTAAATAATGGTGTCTTTAGTGTAGTGGCCTGCACACTAGTCTGTGAAACTGGAAGTACGAGATCGATACTCGTAAGACACCCCAAAAGGAGATAGTTTTGACTATAGAAAATTGGTTTTCAGTTCCAGTATTGTATCATGATTTTACTGATGTAGAATTAAAATTGATACAAAAAGAGATTAAAGATGCAATGCCACAAATTAATAATATGGATTTAACTAATCCATGGGGCGATACAGTAGAAACAAGTTTTAAGTACAACAAAGAATGTAATATAATTAAAGAATATAATCTTGAATACTTGAATCAAGCAATACTGAATCAGGCAGATATGTTTTGTGAATCGTTTAAGTTATCTTATGAATTAAGAATCAAAGAGTCATGGATTAATATATCTAAAGTAGGTGGTTTTCAGTTTGCACATAAACACTTGCCTTATTTGTTATCAGGTGTTTATTATTATAATGCAACTGAAGATGATGGATCATTGCAATTTTTGAGTCCTAATCCATGGCATGACGAACGAACATATCCTTTTGGATTTAACAAAATAACATACAAGCCAGTAACTGGTAGAATAATAATTTTTCCAAGTTACTTAGAGCATTTAGTAAATGTAAACAATAATGATAGTAAGCGAATATCATTTTCGTTTAATATAGAATCCTTCGGTAGCTCACGGTAGAGCAGGATGCCTTATAAGCATTTGTCCAGATAAGACCCAGGATGAGGTTCGATTCCTCACCGAAGGACCAAGCACCTTTAGCTGATGTGGTCATAGCAACGGTCTGAAGAATCGTGGAACTAGGTTCGATTCCTAGAGGGTGCACCAATTTATAGGTAATTTGTTATGTTA